TACTAAAGTTCGTGTGATGCACGCAAACTTACCAAGTTGGTTAAAACAACCTTGTGTTGAAGATAACAAGTTAAGTTTGAGATACAAGAATGGTTCTCAAATAAAAGCTGTATCAAGTGGTGAAGACAGTGGTCGTTCAGAAGCACTATCTTTATTAATACTTGATGAGGCAGCATTTATTGATAAAATTGATACAATATGGGCAGCAGCATCTCAGACATTATCAACTGGTGGACAATGTATAGCATTATCTACACCAAATGGTGTTGGTAATTGGTTTCATAGAACTTGGGTTGACGCAGAAGATGGATTAAATGAATTTAATTTCACAAGACTTCATTGGACGGTTCATCCTGAGAGAGGACAAGAATGGAGAACTGAACAAGATAAATTGTTAGGTCCTGCATTAGCGGCTCAAGAATGTGATTGTGATTTTATCACTTCTGGACAAAATGTTATTGATGGTATTATTTTAGAAGAAATGAAAAATACTACGTGTAAAGATCCTATCGAAAAGCGTGGTATTGATAGTAACTTGTGGATTTGGGAGCCGCCAAATTACACAAAAGATTATATAGTGTGTGCTGATGTTAGTAGAGGAGACTCTACAGACTATTCTGCTTTTCATGTTATAGATTTAGAAGATTGTAATCAAGTAGCAGAATATAAAGGTAGAATATCTACAAGAGACTATGGTAATATGTTAGTGAACATAGCTCAAGAGTATAATGAAGCACTACTTGTTGTGGAGAATAACAATATTGGTTGGGCAGCAATCCAACAGATAATTGACAGAGATTATCAGAACTTATTCTACACATCAAAAGATTTAAAGTATGTTGATACTGAAAGGCAAATAACTAATAAGCACTATAGAGAGGAAAGACAAATGGTGCCTGGTTTTACAATGTCTATGAAGACAAGACCATTAGTTATAGCAAAATTAGAAGAATTTTTTAGAGAAAAAGCTGTTCACGTTCAATCGCATAGATTGATAGATGAATTGTTTGTTTTTATTTATAATGGACAGAAAGCAGAAGCAATGCAAGGATACAATGATGACTTGGTAATGTCTTTTGCTATGGGATTGTGGATAAGAGAAACTGCATTGAGATTGAGAGCAGAGGGTATTGAATTATCAAAAAGAACTCTCTCAAATGTAAATGCACATCAGGGGCTTTATACTCCTGAAGAGAACAAAAATGATTCTTGGAATTGGAAACCTGGTGTAGGTGAAAATAGAAAAGATGAATCATTAGAATGGCTACTTAATTAAAAGAGGTAAATGATGGCTGATAAATCATTATTTGGAAGACTACAACGACTATTTTCAACAAATGTAATTGTTAGGAATGTTGGTGGTAAGAAACTAAAGATAGCTGATACAGATAAAATTCAGCATATAGCAAAAAACAATCTTATTGATAGATTTCAGAAATTGTATTCTGGTTATGGTGCTTCCGTAACTTCGGATGCAGTTCACAAGAAAGCATTAAGGTTGGGTTTATTTAAAGACTATGAATCGATGGATAGTGATGGTATCGTTTCTTCAGCATTAGATATATACGCTGATGAATCAACAATGAAAAGTGAATACGGAAGTGTTTTAGAAATAACAACTGATAACGACAATATTAAATCAATACTACACAATTTATTTTATGATGTATTGAATATTGAATTTAACTTGTGGCCTTGGGTTCGCAATATGTGTAAATATGGTGATTTCTTTTTACAATTAGAAATCAATGAAAAATATGGTATTACCAATGTATTACCACTTTCAGCATATGACGTAGCTAGGGTAGAGGGTCTTGACGAAGAAAATCCACATTATGTTAAGTTTGTATTGGAACAAGGTGGAGATCAACATTCATCATACAGTACTCAGAAACCTCATCAAATGGAATTAGAAAACTTCGAGGTAGCACACTTCAGATTACTTTCAGATTCTAACTTCTTACCTTATGGTAAGTCGATGATTGAACAGGGTAGAAAAGTTTGGAAACAATTATCTCTAATGGAAGATGCTATGATGATTCACAGAATTATGAGAGCACCTGAGAAGAGAGTTTTCCAAATTGATATTGGAAACATTCCACCACAAGAAGTTGACAATTATATGCAAAAGATTTTGAATAAGATGAAGAAGACACCAATTATCGACCAAGCAACTGGTGAATATAATCTAAAATATAATATGCAGAACATAACAGAAGATTTCTTCTTACCTGTTCGTGGTGGAGATAGTGGAACAAGAATTGATTCACTTCCTGGATTGGCGTATGATGCAGTAGAAGATATTGAGTATCTAAAGAATAAAATGTTAGCAGCACTTCGTGTTCCGAAAGCATTTCTTGGATATGAAGAATCACTTGGAAGCAAAGCAACACTTGCAGCAGAAGATGTAAGATTTGCAAGAACAATTGAAAGAATACAAAGAATTACTGTATCTGAATTGACAAAGATAGCTATTGTTCATTTGTATTCACAAGGTTATCAAGACGCAGACTTAGTTAACTTTGAATTAAATCTTACAAATCCATCTACAATTTATGAAACTGAGAAAGTTGAATTATGGAGTGCTAAAACACAATTAGCATCTTCAATGTTACAAGATGGTATAGTTTCTACAGAATGGATTTATAAAAATGTATTTAATTTTACAGAAGATAAGATTAAAGAGATGGATAATGAAATTGTATTTGACTATAAACAAAAGTTTAGACGTTCCCAAATAGAAAATGAGGGTAACGATCCTGCAAAGAGTGGTGAAGCACAAGGAACACCATCAGATGCGCAGGCAGGTAGAACAGGACATGAATTAGACGATGAGGGTGGTTCACCTCCAGGTGGTTGGAATGGTGCAGGAAGACCAAAAGAGGGTGGTAAATATGGACAAGATAGTGGTGCAAGAGGTAGAGATCCATTAGGTAAAGTTGATAGAAAAAAACAATACAATCCAAGTTTAGCACTAGCTCATTTCGATGGTTTGAAACAGAATATGAAAAAGTTTTCCAAAAAAGACTATCAGTTGATAAATGAGGCTGAAAAGATTGAAAATGAATATAAAGAAGAACTTAAAGACGCAAAATTAAAGTAATTTTTTATATTTTTATATTTATATATGACATACTTAACGCTGGAGCATTTTAATGTTAAATAAAAAAATGAAACACAACAAAATCAAGAATACTGGTATTCTTTTTGAGTTGTTGACAAGACAAATTACAGTGGATTTAATGGAATCTGATAGTTCCAAAGCTGTAAATATAGTAAAAAAGTATTTTAAAAGTGGCACACATCTTGGTAAAGAATATGAGTTATATAAAATACTTACAGAAACTAAATACACTACTGAGTCTCGTGCTGAAGCATTGATTGATGCTGTTATGAGTAGTAGAAAGAAGTTAAATAATTCTTCTATTAAGAGAGAAAAATACAATCTCATCAAAGAAATCAGAGAATGCTATAATGAAAAAGATTTCTTCAATACAAAAATTAACAATTATAAAGTTTTAGCGTCAATTTATAACTTGTTCCAACATAAAGAACAAAATATAGCTCCAGACAAGTATGTTGCAACAAAATATACAATCGTAGAAAATATAACTGCTGATTCTAAAGTTTCAAAAACCAACAAAACATATGACTATCTCAAAAAACAAGAAAAAGATTTGAGAATGTTAGCATATGCTACATTAGTAGAGAAATTCAATAAAAAATATTCCAACTTAACTGAAAAACAGAAAACATTGATTAAAGAATATATTAATAATATTTCTAATACAAATAAGTTAAGAGAGTATGTCGATAGTGAGGTTGAAAAAGTAAAAGATACTCTTAAATCTCAAATTAAAAAAGTGGATGATAAAGTTACACAAATTAAACTAACAGAGGTTATGAATCAAATTGATGGTTTGAAAAAAGGTAAAGTTGTTTCTGATAAGCAGGTTGTTTCTATGATGAGGTATTACCAACTTATTGGGGAGATTGATAATGTCGCAAACTAAATTTGATGAACTTAAAGAAACAATTCGTTCACTAATCCAACAGGACTTAGACGAAGCATCTGTAACAGGTGCTATTGATGGTGGTGAAGGTCCTCCTAAGACACCATTTGCTTTTAGTGGTAAAAGAAAAAAAGATAAAAAGAAAAAAGAAAGTATAGCAAACCAAAGTGGTTATACGATGGAAGCTAAGTTTCATGTCAAAGTTGCTGATTTAGGTAGTGTTTTAGTTGATGCTGGTTCTAAGGGTGAAGCTAAAATGATTGTTGCAAAACAACTGAAGAAACGTAAAGATATTGTAAGTGTAACGAGAGTTGGAGTTTCTAAAGCAAAACAAGTTGATAAGAAACTTGAATCCGTAAATGAAGGTAAATACCACGATTACAGAAATGACAAATCTTTAACACCAAAACAAAAGATTGGTCGTTCTATGATGGAAGTTCGTGATACTTTAAAACAATTAGAAAGTATAGTCGCTATGAATATTCGTTTGAAGAATGAAGTAGGAGTTGATTCTACATCCTATTGGAAAAGAACTCATACGGCTATGAAAAAAATTAGTGAAAGGTTAGTTAAATTAGCTAATAAAGTCGGACAACTACATTAGTTGTAATGAAGCTAAAACAAAAACCAAAGTGGGAGCACTTTAAATTTCAACTTATTTATAAGTTGCTTGATGTTATAGAACTAACCAAAAAATTTTGTAAAGAATCCCTAAAAAGCGGGGATAGAAAAAGTTTTAATAAAATTGAAGCTCTTGGTAAAGTAGATAAACTTATCGAAGAGTTAGAGGAAATTAGAACTGAAATAATTAAAGTAAGAAGTTAAGGATACAATCATGAGACAACTCATAGTAGATTATTTACCATTTGAAATACAACCATCACAAATCAACGAATCCATGAAAGAGAATGGTGGAAAATTAATTGTAAGTGGTATTTTACAGAGAGCAAATGCTGAAAATCAGAATGGTAGAATTTACCCTAAAGAGATTTTAGTAAGAGAAGCAAGAAAGTATAACGATACTTTTATAAGAGAACGTCGCGCTATGGGTGAACTTGACCATCCAGAGAGTTCAGTAGTTAATTTAGCTAATGTATCTCATAATATTAGAGATATGAAATGGCAAAATGACGATTTGATAGGAACTGTAGAGGTATTACCGACTCCCGCAGGTAATATTCTAAAAGAATTATTTAAATCAGGTATTAAATTAGGTATATCTTCAAGAGGTATGGGTTCAGTAGAAACTATAGATGAAGATGAAAAAGGAAAACAAACAGTCGCAGTTCAGCCTGATTTTGAACTTATTGCTTTTGATTTTGTATCCAATCCTTCTACACAAGGTGCTTTTTTACACCCAACAAATGAAGGTGTTATTAATGAAAGCGCTAGAGTTAATGAAAGAAATCCAAACGAATGTGGTCAGTGGTGTAAAGTAGAATCAATAGCAAATGATATCATTAGGGGAATGTAATGCCAAAGTATACGCAAAAAATGTGGGCTGAATGGAAAGATTGGAGATTAGATGAAGCACCTAATATGTATAAAGGTGCTAGAAAGTCAGCTCAAAAGGATCTTGACAGTTTAGATAAGAACTTTAAGATGATGATTAAAGAAACTGATAAAGCTGGTGATAGAAAAAAAGCCATGACATTAATGAAAGCGTATAAGAAATATATTATAGAATTAAAGCTAATTCTAAAGAAAGCTTAAAATGTTTAGAAAGATTGTTGAACAGTCAATTGAAAACGGATTTTTCGATGAAGTAACTGAAGATATTCTAAACGATGAAGAACAATTTAATACTATGGTTGAAGTCTTCATTGACGAAATCATCAATAATCTAACTGAACTTAGACGTAAAAGAGTCATCCGTAATAAAAAACTCAAACTCAGAGTTATTTGTCCAAGAAATAAAAGATATAATGCAGCCAAGAAAACTTGTGTAAGAGTTTCTGGTGCTTCAAGAGTTAAGAAAAGACGAGCTATGAAAAGAGCTTGGATGAAAAAACGTGGCAAAAAAGCTATGATGATTAGAAAGAGAAGGAAATCATTACGTAAAAGAAAAGCTATGGGTATACGATAGTGAAAAAGTTTATCAATAAAATTGAAAAACAATTAATGGAAGTATCCTTGACTACATATGGTGGTGGATTAAATACAGGAGATGCGTGGCCAGATGGTATTTTTACTAAATATGGTGAGAGACGACAAATCACACCAGCTGGAATGCCAAGAGGTATGGTTCAAGTAGTAGCTCCAGCAGCAGATTCAGTATATGGTGGGGATGGTAGTGAAATACCTCAACCTGATTTGGCTGGTGGAACATTTAAAAGAACTAAGATTACACCTGAATATTTAAAAAGTAATCAGGTAATAGACCCTAATGAATTGAGGGATGATACACCACCATTAGCACCTAAACAAAGAGTTTATGGTAGAAGAGCTTTTGGTAAATCACCTGATTATACTATTCCAAGAGAATCAGCAGATTTTGTATTTACAGGAGATGCAAATGATAAGGATATTTTAGTAAAACCATCAACACCACCTGAGGGAAGTAAAAGTGGTGGTATTCCATCAACTCCTGAGCCAGGTTCAAAAGCATTAGGAAGTAAGAGTGGATATAGACAAGTTCAAAAAGGTGGTGAAAGTATTTTACATGACTTAGATAAGTTATATATTGATAAGATGTTAGGTAAGTATGATGCTAAGAGAGAGGGTATAACAGAGGGTTCTTTACCTGTTAAGGTAAAACAAGTAAAGAAGGCAAAAGGTGTTAAACCACCTAAAAACTCTAAAAGAGGAAAAGAATTTTACAGACATCATGTTCTTCATAATGGTCCTCATATAAAAGGTCAAGGTGCTGAACACGCAACTTATGATTTCGATGACGATGATTATGAAGTAGAAGGTGGTTTA